TAATTGGGAAATTGTTATGATGTTTTTAAGAATACAAACACAATGGAATATGTCCTTTGGAGGTGTAGTAGGATTAAAATACGAGGTTTTATTGCTTGCTGGAGGTCTGTTTGACCTTTACAATGTAGAAAACCGCCAAGAAATGTTAGAGGGCTTACAACTTATGGAATCTGTAGCTCTTCGTGAGATAAATAAGGAGAAGAAGAGTGGCTAAAAAGCTAGAAACTTTTACTATATCTATTGATTTAAAAGGATTAAAAGATCTTACAGGTTTACAGCGACAATTAAAAAATTTAGAAAAAGTATCAAAACCTGTAGAGGGTAGTTTTAAGTTATTAACAAGAAGTATCAAAGATGTAAGTAAATTTACACCAAGAACAATAAGTCAATTTAAACAGAAGGAGAGAACATTAAAAGCATTAAGAGAAGAAGTTAAAGCAGGTGGTGTAGCTTTTAAAAGATTAGGAAGAGAAATAGAAGCTAATCGAAAGAAATTACAATCTTTTAATCAAACTCAACCAAAAGGAATGTTTGGGAGGATAGGTGCTGCATATAAACAAAAAGTAGGAGTAGGTCAGAGAGCAGCACTTGGTGCATTAGCTGGAACTGTAGGTGGACAATTTGGAACAACAGGACAACTTGCTCTTGCAGGTGGTGCTGTTGGAGGTCCAGCAGGTGCTGTTGCTGGTCTTGCTATTGGAAGTGTAGTAGATACTGTAAAAGCAGCTAGTGCAGCCGCACAATATTCTGCACAGATACAAAAGTTAGAAGTTGCCTTAAAAGGTGTAACTAAAACACAACGAGAATTTGCAAAGGCACAAAAAATTATATCTGATACATCGAGAAGATTAAATGTTCCACTAGGAGCAGCCACCAAACAATTTACTACTTTATCTGCATCTGTTATTGGTGCTGGAGGGAATGTAGATGATGCAGAAAAAGTATTTAAAGGTGTATCTGAAGCTATTAAAGCAACAGGTGGAGATGCTGAAGATGTACAATCTGCGATCCGAGCGATGTCTCAGATCTTCGGTAAAGGTAAGGTGTCGGCTGAAGAATTACAGGGCCAACTCGGTGAACGCTTACCAGGAGCCGTGGTTAAATTTGCTACAGCAACAGGACGAACATTGCCTGAGTTACAGAAAGACTTGAGAGATGGAACTGTAGGTCTAAATGATGTCATGAAATTTGTTGTCAAACTTAGTGAGGATCATGCTGATGCTGCTGAGAAAATGGCAAATTCTCAAGCAGATGCAGGTCAAAAGATGACAGTTGCATTAAGAGAATTACAAAAAGAATTTGGAGATTTATTTGTACCAGTAGGTGCGATGATTCAAAGATTTATTGCAGGTATGGCAAATGCACTTACAGCGGTAGTTAAATTCTTCAAAGGTGTTAAAAAGGAAAGTAATGAGATGTCTGCACAAGAATTTGCATTGGAGCAAGTTGGTGGTACAGATGCAATGACAAGAATGGGACGTAGAAGATTTAGTAAGACAGGAGTCTTCGATGAGACAATGTTGCAAAGTGACAAAAGAAATCAATTTAGTTTTATAAAAGGAGAAAGATTAGACTTTTTAAATAAAGGAGATGACCCTGCCGCAAGTGATTTCGATGATCCTGTGTCAGAAGAAAAAATAAATGAAAAACTTGCTAAACGTCAACTCGAATTAGGATTAATAACTCAAGAAAAATTTGATGCTTTAGAAATAGATAGAGAAGCACAAAAAATATTTGATGAGATGACAGAGATACAGGGGTCAAAATTTAAGATGACACTTGATGAGGTAAAACAAAAACTTAGAGAGAATAAAAACGAAACATTTAATTTTAAAGAAGAATTAAAAAAAGTTGCAAATTCTGCAATGGATCTAAGATCACAGATTGGAGAACTTGCAGTAGGTGCTGTTAATAAACTTGCAGATGGATTTGTAGAACTTGCGATGACAGGAAAAGCTAGCTTTGGTGCTTTAGCAAGATCAATTTTAATGGATTTACAAAGAATGATTTTAAAAGCTTTATTCTTTAAAGCTATTATGAAATTTGCCCCCGGTTTAGGTAAATTTCTTGGATTTGCAGATGGTGGTGTTGTAGAAAGTGCTAAAGGTAATGTATTTGCACAAAATAAAGTTGTACCCTATAAATCAGGCGGTGTTATTGATAAGCCAGTAATTTTCCCAATGGCAAAAGGAATAGGTTTAGCTGGGGAAGCTGGACCTGAGGGAGTGCTTCCGCTGAAACGTAATAAAGAGGGAAAACTCGGAGTTATAGCACAAGGTGGTGGGGTTGGTAATATAGTTGTAAATGTAGATGCTTCTGGATCTTCTGTAGAGGGAGATGAAAGTTCAAGCAGACAACTTGGAGAACTTTTTGCAGTAGCTATACAGGAAGAATTAGTTAACCAAAAAAGGCCTGGAGGTTTATTAGCATAATGGCAACTCTACCTAACATTGAGCCAAGTTATCCAGTAAGAAAAACTTCTAAACCAATAGCTAGAACAGTTGTTTTTGCTGACAATTATCAACATAGGATAATATTTGGTTTACCAGAAAATCAAAATCCAAAAACATTTACTTTAGTTTGGAAAAATTTATCAGAAACAGATTCTGACACATTAGAAACATTTTTAGATGCACGAGCAAATGATCAAGATAGTTTTGATTATACACCTCATAATGAGTCATCCTCGATGAAATTTATTTGTAGAAGTTGGAGTAAAAGTATGAACTTTCCTAATCTTGCAACTATTAATGCAACCTTTGAGCAGGTGTTTGAACCATGAGTACAGCTCCTATAATTACTGACTTACAAAAAAGTAATCCATCAGCAATTATTGAGCTTTTTGAGTTAACTCTCGATAATTCTTTACATGGTGCATCAACTGTATATAGGTTTCATAATGGATCAAATACTAATAGTAATGGAGATATTATTTGGGCTGGTAATACCTATATAAAAATGCCAATACAGGCAGAAGGTTTTGCTTTTAAAAAAGGACAACTTCCTAGACCTACATTGACTATTAGTAATGCTCTTGGAACTATTACTGCAATTTTATTAACTGTAAACCAAACAACAACTGGTAATGATTTAACAGGATCTACAGTAACAAGAGTTAGAACATTGGCACGTTATTTAGATTCTATTAATTTTCAAGGGAATACTAATCCATTTGGTACTCCAGATCCTACAGCAGAGTTTCCTCGTGAGATATATAAAATTGATAGAAAGTCATCAGAAAATAGAGAAATAGTACAATTTGAACTAGCAGCAGTATTTGATCTTGCTGGTATTCGTGTCCCCAAAAGACAATGTACTAGAACAGAATTTCCCTCAATTGGTACGTTTATTACATGAATTGGAAAGAAGAAGCACTTGTTCATGCAAAAGATCAAGATCCTAAAGAATCTTGTGGTCTTTTATTGAATATTAGAGGCAAAGAAAGATATTACGCTTGTCGTAATTTGTCTATGACAAATCATCAATGTTTTATTCTTGACCCAGAAGATTATGTAAAAGGTAGTAATCTAGGAGAAATTACAGCGATTGTACACAGCCATCCCATCACACCACCTACACCAAGCCAGGCAGATAGGATTAGTTGTGAGCAAAGCAATCTTCCGTGGCATATTGTTAATCCAAAAACTGAGACTTGGGGATACTGTGAGCCAAATGGTTATAAGCCTGATCTGATTGGCCGTCCTTGGGTTTGGGGGATTACTGATTGTTGGAGCTTAGTAAGAGACTGGTACAAAAAAGAAAAAAATATAGAACTTAAAGATTGGGATAGACCAATAACTCCAGAAGAATTTATTCTTAATCCCTTATTTGAAAGTTGTGCATGGAGAACTGGTTTTAGAGAATTAAGACCTGATGAAAAACTTATTAATGGCGATGCTTTGTTGATGTCTATAGGATCTGCTGGCTTAAATCATGTAGCTATTTTCATAGATGGTGATGTTTTACATCATTTAACCGATAGACTATCTTGTAGAGAGCCTTATTCTCAATGGTTATTAAAATGCA